TCGGTGTATGCCGATTTCGTCGAATATCTGCGCCCGGCCACCATCCTCGGCAAGTTCGGCCAGGGCGGCGTCCCCAGCCTCCGTCGTGTTCCGTTCCGCGTTCCGCTCATCGGGCAGTCGTCGGGCGGCCAGGGCTACTGGGTCGGCGAGGGCAAGGCCAAGCCGCTCACCAAGTTCGACTTCACGCGCACCACGCTGGAGCCGCTCAAGGTGGCGAACATCGCCGTGCTCACCGAAGAAGTCTTGCGTGACTCCAGCCCGTCTGCGGAAGTGATCGTTCGCGATTCCCTCCGTGATGCACTGGTCGCGCGGCTGGATACTGACTTCATCGATCCCGCCAAGGCAGCGAGCGCCGGTGTGTCTCCGGCGTCGATCACTAACGGAGCGACGGCCATCGCCTCGACCGGTACGGATGCGGATGCAGTTCGCCTCGACATCCGTGCGCTGTTCCAGGTGTTCATCAACGCCAACAACGCGCCGAATACCGGCGTCTGGCTGATGTCGGCCAGTAATGCCCTCGCCCTGTCGCTCATGGTCAATGCCCTGGGCCAGCCGGAGTTCTCGGGTATCAGCATGGCCGGCGGTGTGTTCTTCGGGCTGCCGGTGATCGTCTCCGAGTATGTCGGCTCGAACGTCATCCTGGTGAACGCGTCGGACATCTACGAGGCGGACGAAGGCGGCATCGCCATCGACATGAGCCGCGAGGCCTCGCTCGAAATGAGCGATGCCCCCACGCACAACTCGACCACGCCGACCGCCGCGTCTCTCGTCTCGCTCTGGCAGACCAACAGCGTCGGTATCCGTGCTGAGCGCACGATCAACTGGGCCCGTCGGCGCCCGGCCTCGGTCGCCTATCTCACGGGCGTCCAGTGGGGCGGCGCCGTCCCTGCCTCCTGATCTTCTCCTCCCAAACTGGAGGCGGGCGGTTCGCTGCCCGCCTTTTTCATTTCCCAAGGAGCCCAGCCATGAAGATGAAGGCGCTGAAGTCGTTCAGCTACAACACTCGCCGCCTGGTGCCGGGCGAGGATTTCGAGACGAAACGCGATATCGACGCCCGCCTGCTCGAGGCCAATAAGCGGGCGGAGCGTGTGCGCGAGATCGGCGAGCTGCCGCCCCCGCCGAAGGCCATAGTGGCGAAGGTGGCGGATGCGGCTGAGGCCGTGAAGGCGCTGCGCGCCGAGTACACCCGCCTGGTGGGCAAGAAGCCGTACAACGGCTGGGGCGCCGATGAGCTGCGCGCTAAGATCGCAGCAGCCAATGCCTGACCACGATTTCAACGAGGTCGGCGTCACCAACCTCGGCCCTGTCCCCGCCGGCATGACGTTCCTTGCCGCCATCGAGGCGGCTCGGGGACAACGCAAGTTCACCATCAATCCCAAGCGTATCGGGCATCGCCTCACGCTCTGCGAGACGCAGCGCGAGGTCTGGCGCATCGCCGAACACTTGCCGGAGCCAGAGCGCAGTCAACTGCAGCTTCTTGCCGGCGCAGCATTCGATATGGGGAAGCGCATGGACGCCCGGATGAAAGATCTCAAATCCATGCTGGAGAGCGCGTGAATGCTGACGGTGCTGACCTGGCTCTGGGCGCAGCCCGATGGCCGCGCGACTTACACGGCTCTGCACGTCAACATCTGGGCCGACATGGTGCGACGGCATCTTACCCTGCCGCACCGGCTAGCCTGCGTCACGGATATGCCTGAGGGCATCGACCCCTCGATCGAAATCATCGCCCCGCCGCGCGACTTCGAGGACGTGCGAATCCCGACCTGGACCGACGGCCGTCCGCAGTGCCTGCGCCGGATAGCCATGTTCCGTCGCGATGCCGGAGACATGTTCGGTGAGCGGTTCGTGTCCATGGACATGGATTGCGTCATCGCCGGCAGCCTCGACCCGCTGTTCTCTCGCGACGATGATATCGTCCTCTACGCGAGCCCTGGGCGGCCGCCGGACAGGCGACCCTACAACGGTTCGATGCTCATGATGACCGCAGGCGCTCGCCCGCAGGTCTACGACCGGTTCACGCCCGAGAGGGCCATCGCCGCAGGTCAACGCTACGCCGGCTCCGATCAGGCATGGATTTCCCATGTCCTCGGGCCGGGCGAGGCCGTCTGGGACGAGAGCGATGGTGTGGCCTGGTGGGGCCGCCGGCATGAAGTCGAGACTCGGTTGATGTTCCACCCCGGCCATCCGAAGCCATGGAACCTGCTCGACGATCCGTGGGTGCGTGAGCACTACCGGCGCGAGCCGCAGGGTAGGGGGCTGATCCTTGGATATGGGCCCCATGTATGGACTGATGCAGAGGCCGCGCTGGAGACCGGCGCGTTCGACGGGGTGATCGCGTCGCCGGAAGCGGCGGCCCATTGGCCGACGCCGGTGACGGCTGTAGCGCAGAACGACAATGAGGCCGACAGGCTCGCCGATCTCTGCGGGTTTAGCGAGGTCGTCTGGTGCGGCCGGAGCGAGAAGGTGAGCACATGACCGTCCTCATCCTGGCCGTGCTGGTTCTCATCCTGCTGTCGGCAGGGTGCTTTGTTGGCGGAGTGTTCCTTCTCTTCGGCGTCGGTCACGCACTTCTGGCAGCGGCCGTGGCTCTGGGAGTGATGGCTGTCCTGCTCTCCCGGGGAGTGACGACCAATGGCTAGCAAACTGACGTCAGCGCTGGCTCGGGCTGTTGCGCCGCGGGCGCAGAAGGCGGTCTCGCCCATCGATACCAATCGGGGATGGTGGCCTCTGATCCGGGAAAGCTTCTCTGGTGCCTGGCAGCAGAACGTCGAGGTCAAGCTCGACAGCGTTTTGTCCTTCCATGCCGTCTTCGCCTGCCAGACCCTCATCGCGTCGGATATTTCGAAGCTGCGGATCAAGCTCGTCGAGCGCGATGCTGATGGCATCTGGACCGAGGTCACGAAGCAGTCGCCCTACAAGCCGGTGCTTCGGAAGCCGAACCATTTCCAGAACCGGATGCAGTTCTTCGAGTCCTGGGTGCTGTCCAAGCTTCAGCGCGGCAACGCGTACGTGCTCAAGCAGCGCGACCTGCGCAACGTCGTGGTGCGTCTCTACGTGCTGGATCCGACGCTCGTCACGCCGCTTGTCGCGGACAATGGCGAGGTATTCTACGAACTCAACACCGACGCTCTGGTGGGCCTGGAGCAGCGCGTTGTCGTGCCGGCATCCGAGATCATCCACGATCGGTTCAACTGCTTCTTTCATCCTCTGGTCGGCCTCTCTCCTATCTTCGCCAACGGGCTCGCTGCAACGCAGGGCTTGGCGATCCAGAACAGCTCGACCCAGTACTACCAGAATGGCTCCATGCCTGGCGGCATCCTCGTTGCCGCTGGTCATATCGACCAGAACGACGCCGAGGAGATGAAGGCCTCTTGGGAGGCCAACTATGGCGGCCGCAACCGCGGGAAGGTCGCAGTTCTCGGCGATGGGCTCAAGTTTGAGCAGCTGTCGATGAAGAACACCGACGCCCAGACCATTGAGCAGTTGAAGTGGTCAGCTGAGGTGGTTTGCTCCACCTATCACGTCCCGCCCTACAAGATCGGCATCGGCCAGGCGCCGACCTACAACAACGTCCAGGCGCTCAACGTCGAGTACTACTCCCAGGCGCTCCAGGTGCTGATTGAGGCCATAGAGCTATGCCTCGACGAGGGGCTGAACACGGGCGAGAGCCTGGGGACCGAGTTCGATATCGACAACCTGCTTCGGATGGATTCGGTCACGCAAATGGACGTGCTCGACAAGGCCGCCGGGATCATGACGATCGATGAAATGCGCCGCCGGCTCGGGTTGGGTAAGACCACGGGTGGCGCCGACGTCTATCTCCAGCAGCAGAACTATAGCCTCACGGCACTCCAGAAGCGCGACCAGCAGGATGATCCATTCGGAACTGGTGGCGGTTCGTCGCCGGCGCCAGCCACCGATGAAGAGCCTGACATGACACCTGCTGCCGCGCAGGATGCCGCACGCGCGATCCTCGAGGCAGAGTTCAAGGACATGGCGCCCGTTCTGGCGCTCCCAAAGCCACAGAGGACCGCCTGATGAAGCACTCGGACATCGCTTTGCTCATGAAGG